AAATAAATGGCATGAATCCAGTATATAAAAACGTTAGAAGAGCTACTGTAATGAGACTTCTAAACGTAGAACCGAATCCTTTTCAAGATATAAATACTTTTAAAAGAAATCTGATAACTGATTTATTGATTGATGGAAATATCTTTATATACTATGATGGTGCAAATAGTGCACTTTATCACTTACCAGCGGAAAACGTAGAAATAGAAACAGACGAGAAAACTTACGTTAAAAAATATACTTATGATGGCGTTGTGGATTATGCCCCAGAAGAGATAATACATGTCAAAGAGAATTCATTTAACTCGATTTATAGAGGAGTTCCTAGATTGAAACCAGCTTATAGAACAATGTTACTATTGATTTCTATGAGAAACTTTCAAGATAACTTCTTTAAAAATGGAGCAGTACCAGGATTGGTACTAAAAAGCCCTAACACTCTTTCTGAAAAGATAAAGGAACGAATGTTAGCTGCTTGGAGAGCCCGTTACAACCCGAGCACAGGAGGGAGACGACCTCTCATATTAGATGGTGGTCTAGAAATTGATAACTTAACGGAGGTTAACTTTAAAGATTTAGACTTCCAAGCAGCTATTGAGGCGAATGAACGAATTATACTACAAGCAATAGGCGTACCGCCATTGCTATTGGATAGTGGGAACAATGCAAATATTAGACCTAACCATAGATTGTACTATTTAGAAACAGTACTACCTATAGTAAGGAAAGTAAATTTTGCATTTGAACGGTTCTTTGGATTCGATCTAGTTGAGGACATGAGTGGGGTTCCCGCCATGCAACCTGAACTAAAAGATCAAGCAGCGTATTATAGTACCCTAGTAAATACAGGTATTATATCGCCAAACGAAGCTAGAGAACATTTACGAATGGAGCCGTTAGAAGGACATGATGATTTAAGAGTGCCTGCTAACATAGCAGGCTCAGCGGCCAATCCGTCGGAAGGCGGAAGACCCGAAGAAGAGGAAGAAAACGATGGCGAATAAAAAAGCTATATTAAAACAACTTGCTGATTATTTTGCTGAAAAAGGTAAAGTTTTATCCGTTAATGAATATAAAGCGGCAGACGACAGACCTATGAGATATATGGTCGCCAAGAGACCATTCGGGTCTTGGTCACGCATGCAATCTATGTTAAAGGTAAACTTTCCTGAGCAATGGGAAAAGACACAAGCCCCTGCTCCAGCGCCAACACCTGCTCCTAAGGCAGCGCCTAAAAAGGCAGCACCTAAAGCAGCAAAGGCTAAAGAGGAATAATTATGCAAAAGATTTTTAACTTAACATCTACTTTCAAATCCGTTGAAGCCAACGAAGATGGAAGCGTGAATATCAAAGGATATGCCAGCACTAATGATACAGATAGGGCGGGAGATGTTATAGATAAAGAAGCATGGGAAAAAGGAGGATTGGATAATTTTGGAAATAATCCAATTATACTTTTTAACCATGATTACAATAGACCTATCGGTCGAGCCACAGGTCTAGAGACCGACGATAGGGGACTAAAACTTACCGCAAATATATCAAAAAGTGCTGGTGATGTTACAAATTTAGTCAAAGAAGGTATTCTAAGAGCTTTTAGTGTAGGTTTCCGCGTCAAAGACGCAGATTATATCGAGGAAACTGATGGACTAAAAATCTCTGATGCGGAGTTGTTTGAAATAAGCGTGGTATCCGTACCCGCTAACCAAGCAGCCACCTTCTCTGTGGCAAAGTCTTTTGATACTCAATCAGAATATGATGAGTGGAAAAAGCAATTTGTCAAAATAACCGAGACTGAAGAGTCTCAAGACGCAGACGAAAGTCTGTCTTCAAGAAAGGAAAACAAAATGTCAAAAGAAAATGATAACAAAGAAAAGTTTGATCTTGAGGAGTTCGCAAAGAAAGTTGCAAGTGAAACAGCAGCAAAAATTGCAATGCAGCAAGCGGAATCAAAAGCCGCTGAAGCAGCTGAAGCAGAGAAAGCCGCACAAGAGCAAGCTACAGAAGAAGCCGAACTCGAACAGAAAAAAGCTGAAGTTAAAGCGATTGTTGAAGCCGGTACGTCTGGAGCAGAAGAATTAGTTTCTGACCTAGAAAAACGTGTTGACGCAAACATGAGCAATGTCGAAGAAGTAGTTGACAGCTTGAAAGCAGAACTGGAAGAGAAGTCTGAAGAAATCATGAAAATCCGTGAATCTAAAAGAATTTTTGGTGAAAGACAAAGTAACACCGTTACTGAAGCCTTCGCTAAAGATTACGAAGATGCATGGTTACTGTCAAAAGCAGTCGGAGCAAGAAGCATCGAAGACACTAGATATGGTAAAAGCGTAATTGAAAAACAAAACGCTCACTCTGGTGTTGCAGTATCTTCTGCTGATTTCGAACAAACAGTTAGCACTAACATAGAGAGAGATATCCAAAACGCTCTAGTTTTGGCCCCTCTATTTAGAGAAATCGCTATGACAAGTGCAACTCAAATACTACCTATCTTACCAGATAGTGGCTACGCAGAGTTTACCTCTAACCAAGCCGCAACAGGATCTAGTCCTCATGGTAACTTAGCACAAACAGGTGATACTTATGGATCTCCTTATGGTGGTATTGATATGACTGAAAGAACTCTTTCAACTAAGAAACTGATTTCAACTTCATACTTAGGTAACGAAACTGAAGAAGATGCAATACTTCCAGTACTACCTTTAATTAGAGAATCAATGATAAGATCTCATGCAAGAGCAGTAGAAAACTCAATACTAGCTGGTGATGACGCTGATGGCGCATTCGGTACTAGTGGAGCTTCTTATGAAGGTCTACTTCACTTAGCAAGAAATGATTCAGACTTCACTCAGTCAACAACTGCGTTTGCTTCTGACTCTCTAACAGCACTACAATTGTTAGCTGCTAGAAAGAACATGGGCAAATATGGTGTTGATCCATCTGAGGTAGTTTACGTTGTATCTCAAACAGGTTACTTCCAACTTCTAGAAGATGCTGAATTCCAAGATGTCAACCTAGTAGGTGACGCTGCTACTAAACTTAGTGGTGAAATTGGTTCAGTATTTGGTTCTAAAGTTCTAGTATGTGATGAATTCGCAACAGCTGCAGTGAGTAAATTCCACGCAGTAGCAGTTCATCCTAGAAACTTCGTTGTACCTAGATTAAGAGGTATGACTGTAGAGTCAGACTATGAAGTGGTTAACCAAAGAAGAGTACTAGTTGCTTCTCAAAGAATTGGCTTCCTCGATCTAATCGATGGCGCTACTTCTAAGTGGGCACTTATGTATAAAGCTTCTTAAAGATAACTTTAAGTTTTTTAACGAATTATACCACGCAAGTGGATATGTTGAGAAATATGCTGGGTGACTTGGGAGGGTAATTGCCCTCCCGAGTTTATCCATAACAAGGAATAAAATGGCTAATTTAATTACTACTAAAAATTATAAAGACTATATGAAAATAGAACACAACAAGGACGATGCTAAGCTCGATACCCTTGTGGCTTCTATTAGCCAGCTTGTTAAAACCTATTGTGGTAATTCTCTTGTAGATTACTACTCTTCATCAAAAACGGAATATTTTGATATTCCTGATACACTCACTTCGGAGATTTTTGTTACAGAATCTCCATTAAATGCTGTTTCTGCCTTGTCGGAAAGAGACTCAATAGCAGATAGTTACACAACCCTAACCGCAAATGAAGATTATTACGTAGATACTGAACATGATCGCATTTACAGGATAGATGGTGAAAAAAGTGTAAAATATTTTAAAAAAGGGTTCGCTTCCGTAAAAGTAGTATATACTGCAGGTTATTCGGCTGTTCCAACTGATTTAAAGTTGGCAGTTTTTGACTTGGTAACATACTACTTAAAAGAAGAGCACAAAACGCAAAGATCAATTGCTGGAACCACCCTACGAAATGAAGGTACTACTTCAATAAAAGGTGATGTTGGTTTTCCAGATCACATAAAACGAGTATTAGACCTTTATAAAATTATAGACCTAGTTTAATGGCTCGAGAATACTTATCAAAATTTGCTAACAAGATTCAAAATGATGTCACCCTAGATTTAGAGGAAGCCTTAGCAGCAACAAGTATACACTATTATATATTTGCTGAAAAATATATAAAAAAGGTACTTAAAAAGCACTATAAAGGTGCTAAGCAAAGTAACATTAATACAGTTGCAAAAGAATCTTGTAAAAATGCCCATCAGGTAATTAATGGTATAACTTGGGGAGGTCAGTTATTTCCACTTACTCGTGCCAATGTACCCTCAAGACTTAAAAGTCAAATAGCAGGAGGGGGAACTGTTTATAAATTAATTGCAACTCAATCATTTAGTATTAGAGGCTTTCAAACAGCCGTAAATCAATGGAAGTACAAAAAAATTACCAATAGAATGGAACAGCTTGAAAAAAAGAACACAAAAGTTTCAATCTTAAGAAAACAAGGGTCTGCGTTAAGAACTGATTTAATGAGAATACATGGTACTCCTGGCAATCACTCTACTGCAAGAGTAGGAGCAGCCACTCAAGGAGAAAAAAACAATTCCTTAGGAACAAGCCCAACTGACCTGCAAGATGACGCTCAAATGGAAGACTTCATAATGCCTTTCTTTAGGCAAGAATTATCAGATATTTTAAAAGTTACAGCAGGAATAGACTATCAAACTTCAACATCAGCTAGCTCAGTAGATGATGAAGCAGTAATCGTAGTTAGAATGGCTGAGGAAGCCGAACAAGCAGTAGCAAAAGATTTTGATAAAGCAACTAGAACAGGAGGGGGTCAAAAACTAAAAGATGCTTTTAGTGAAGCTGAAGACCGTTTAATAGAGCAACTAGAAAAAACAGTTGGAGGCGGCAAAAGAGAAATAAAAGCAAGTCCAAGCACAAGACAAAGAATTAGAAGAATGGCAGTAGAATCTGTCGTTAAAAAAGTAAAAAAGAAAACAAATTTAAAAGGTAAAGTTACAGCAAAAATAATAGAACCAAAAGTAAAGAAAGGAAGGAAAACAACTAAAGTTAAAGGTCGTCGTCCTAAAAAGAGTAGCGGTTTAACCCAAGGGAAAGTTGCAGTAAGAGGTAAAGGTAAAACTACCAAAAGAGCTAAAAGACAACCAGCAAATAATCCTATTGGATTAGTTGCTCTTTTAAATAGAAGTTTACCTGCACAAGTGCAGAAAAATATGGCTCCACTAAGAGGCTCTTTCCCTAGACGTTTAACATATAGAACAGGTAGATTTGCAAGTAGTGCAGAAGTAACAAATGTTGCACCTTATCCAAATATGGTGGAGATTCAATATACTTATGATAAAGACCCATATCAAGTATTTGAACAAGGATCAGGATCCCGTTTCGCAACAGGCCCAGCAAGAGATCCCCGAGAAATTATTGGACAATCAATAAGAGAAATAGCACAACAAATGATGGGCACCAGATTTGGAGTAGTAAGAACTAAGAGAGTATAATGGCAAGAAGTACATCAACAAGAAGATCACAAATTTTAGACGCTCTAGTAGAGAAGTTTAAGGATATTGATGGGTCAGGAGATTATAGAACAAATTTAGCAAATCAAGTATTTCCGACAATGAAATTTTGGGACGAAATTAGTACTTACCCTGCAGTTCATTTATCCGCGGGAACAGAAACAAGAGAATACTATGGAAGCAATAGTAGGTGGAGATTTTTAACAATTACAATACGAGCATATGTAAATCAAGAGGACCCGGTAGAGGCTCTTTGTTTATTGCTCGAAGACTTAGAATATGTACTGGATAATAATTTATCAATTAGTT